CGGGTTGGTACGTCCGCTATGACTCGCCTAAGCTCTGGCGCCGTGGTGGCCTACGCGACCTCGTCTCGGTGGCGATGGAGCGCGCGGTCGACAGCCGCACCGAGGTCACGACGTGAACGATTCTGTCAACCACCCGCAGCACTACGGCGGCGCCGACAACATCTATGAAGCGATCAAGGTGATCGCGGCCTGGGGCCTGAACTTCGCGCTGGGTAACACCGTCAAGTACATCGCGCGCGCCGGTAAGAAGGACGCGGCGAAGCTCGTCGAGGATCTCGAAAAGGCCGAGTGGTACCTCGGCTGGTACATCGACTCGTTGTTGACGCCGGCGGTGAAGTGCGGTGGACGGGGCGCGCAGGGATCGTGCAACAGTTTCGCCCAACGGCTTGTCGACGGTCAACCGCGCTGCAAGGCGTGCGCGCCGAGGGTGACGCGGCTGAAGTGACGGCGCACCGTGCGGGTGCGCTCGAAAGGTTCCTTCGATGATCGACCTTGGTGAAATCCCCGTTCTCAATCACGGCTACGTCGCCCTCGCCGCGGTCATGGGTGACGATCGGACGGCCGCGCAGACCGCGCGGACGTCGTTTCGTAACCGTGCCGAGCGGTCGACCGAAGACGACGCGAAGCTGACGAAGTACCTCGTCACGCACCGGCACACGACGCCGCTCGAATTCTGCCAGGTGCGCTTCTACATGAAGATGCCGATCTTCGTGGCACGTCAGCTCGTGCGGCATCGCACGGCGAGCATCAACGAGATCAGCCTGCGCTACGTGCAGGCGACCGAGGAGTTCTACATCCCCGACGTCGCGCGCTGTCAGAAGCAGTCGACGAGCAACAAGCAGGGGTCGTCGAGCGAGATCGTTGATGACCCGAGCAGCGTCCGTTTCATCATCCGTGAAGCCGGCGAGGCGGCGTTCCGGTACTACCAAGGGTTGATCAACGCCGGCTTGTCGAAGGAGCTGGCGCGAACGGTGCTGCCGCTCGGGACGTATACGGAGTGGTACTGGCAAACGGATCTCCACAACTTCCTTCACATGTTGCGGCTGCGGCTCGATCCGCACGCGCAGTACGAGATCCGCGTCTATGCGCAGGCGATGCTCGACCTCGCACGTCCTCACTTCCCGACGGCGATCGCCGCCTGGGAAGCGCTGTAGGGGGGTCTGGTGATCTTCACGCTGCGCTACAGCGCCGAAAGGCTCGACGGCGGGCGCGACGAGCCGACCGTCGTGCATGTGCGCGTCGAGGAGATCGCGCTCATTCGTGTTGATGCCGCCCATGGCGCTGCTGCCGCCCGTGGCGTGATCGTCTTGCGGTCCGGTTTCAAGCTCGATCCGGTTCTCTTGACGCCGCAGTGGGACGCGCTCCTTGCTGCTTTTCAATCAGCACGCTGAAAAGGTGTCGGCAGGATGACCACTGAATCGTCGGCGCCTGCGCCCGTCATCCGTGGTGACATGGACGGCGCTGACTGCATGAATTGTCCGTTCGCCGTCGACGGGCGCCCGAACCAGCCGGTGCGCGGTATCGGCCCCGCGAAGCCGTTGTTCGTGATCGTCGGCGAGGGGCCGGGTCAAGTCGAGCGTCAGCGTGGCGTCCCGTTCGTCGGCCCCACCGGCGAGCTGCTCAACCGCGCGTTGAGCGAGACCAACGTCGCTCGCGACAAGCTGTGGGTGACGAACGCGACCACGTGCGTCCCGCTCGGGAAGGGCGCCAAGGATCCCAAGGTTCGTAAGCTCGCCGCGAAGTGCTGTCAGCCGCGACTCGAACGCGAGCTGATGGACCGCCCTGACGTTCCCGTGCTCGTTCTCGGCGATGTCGCCGCCGCGACGACGCTTGAAGGCGCGACCAAGCTACCGATCACGAAGATCGCCGGCGCGCACTTCGAGATCGATGTCGACGGGAGCGGTGTCCGCTCCGTCATCCCGAGCGTACACCCCGCAGCGATCCTTCGTGGCTCCGATGGGGGTGACAAGGGCCCGGAGAAGACCGGCTCGCATGTCGCCGACCTCGCGTTCTGGGCGCTCAAGTGGGACATCCTCAAGGTCAAGAACCTCGCCGAAGGCAAGGACATTCGCTTGCGGATGCGCGTCGACGAGGAGCTGTTCATCGAGCTGAAGGACCCCAACCGAGCGCGGGAGCTTGTCTGGGAACGGATACGCGTCGCGCGTGAGACGGGGCGGCTCACGATCGACTACGAGACGTACGTCGATGACCCGCAGCGCAACTTCGCGTTGCAGGCGTTCATCGCGAAGGTTCGGTTGATCGGCCTCGCGAGCGGCGGCAAGGCGTGCTGCGTCGCCTGGGACCTACTCGACCCGGTGATGATCGCGGAGTATGGCAAGGTACTCGCGGACCCCGAGATCACGAAGGGGTGGCACAACGGGTGCGTCTACGACGTCGCGGTTTCGCAGAACCAATGGTATCGGTTCACGGTCGCCGGCCCTCAAGAGGACACGTTGCTCGGGCAGCACGCCGCGTGGCCCGGCGCACCGAAGGGGTTGCAGAAGGTCGCGTGTCAGTACCGCGCGATCGAGGGCTGGAAAAGCGAGTTTCGTGACGCCGGGGACAGCCTGGAAGACGAGGCGGTGTACTGCGCGAAGGATGCGCTCGCGACTGATGCGACGATCGCCCCGACCAACTTCTGGATCAAGCGGTACAATGTCGACCGCGTCTACGAGATCGACAAGATCAAGGGTGCGGTCGCGGCACAGATGCACCTCCGCGGCTACTACGTCGACCCGGACGTCAACGCCGAGGTCAAGCGCCGGCTGAAGACGGCCATCGACGAGACCACGAGCGCGATGGTCGCGCGGTACGAGGCCGTCGCGGAGCGCGTCCACGCCAAGCTCGCCGCCGAGCGCGCCAAGACGCAGCGCAAGAAGGACCCAGAGACGTACGGCGACCGGATCCGTGTTCGCGAGGCTGAGCTGGCGAGCGAGATCGCGCGCGGCAAGTTCACGTTCTCACCCTCGAACGATTGGCACGCCGCGGCGTTCTTGAAGGCCGTCGGGGTCCCGCTCTGGGCGACGACGAAAGGCGGTCGGACGGCGACCGGCGCCTCGGTGTTGGAGAAGTTCACGCAGTACGCCGAGGTCGACGATCTACTGCGGCTGCGCGCGAACGAGCAGCTCTACGACACGTTCGCCGTCCGCATGTACGAGTGGACGCAGGACAGCGCCGGGAAGTGGCGTCCGCCGTTCGTACAGGAGGACGGGCGCGTCCACCCGATCTGGAAGCCGACGCAGATCAGCGGGCGGTCTGGGTCCGAAGAGCCCGCCAGCTCCAACTGGTCGACAGGCGACGAGACCAACGAGGATCCACGTCGACGGTTGCCGAACGTCCGTCGGCAGCTCACGGCGCCGCCGGGCCGTGCGATTGTCGCATTTGACAAAAGCCAGCTTGAAGCGAGGTCGATGGCCGTCCAGAGCGGCGACGAGTTCCTGTGCGGCATCTTCCGTGAGGGGAAGGACATCCACCACGAGTTCGGCGTCATCGCGTTCCCGAAGATGGCGTACCTCGACAAGTCGTCCGAGGAGTACGAGCACCTCCGCAACACGACGAAGCGCGTCGAGTACGGCGCGCTCTACGGCGGATCCGACGCGACCGTTCACCGGTCGATCGCCGCCGAGGTCCCTGCGCTCGCTGGCCCGCATGGCTTCAAGATGATCCGCGAAGCGATCGCGACGATGAAGCGGGCGGTCCCTGGCGTGTTCGCGTGGCAGCAACGGTTGCTCTACGAGACCTCACAGCCACCGTATACGTTGCGGAGCTTCCTCCTCGGGCGGCGGCGCGTCTTCCCGCTCGGCAACCCGCCGCCGACGGACATCGCGAACAACCCCAACCAGTTCTTCGGTGCCGACGTCATGGACATCGGCTTGGTCGAGATCATGAAACGCCTGGCGGCGTATGACGATGCGTTCCCGATCTTGCATCAGCACGATGCGGTCTACTTCGAGTGTTGGGAGGCGGATGCTGAGCGGCTCGCGAAGGACGTCGACGAGGCGTTCTATACCGAGGTTACAGGCGTCAACGGCGACGTGATCCCGTTCCCCAACGACCTCAAGATCGGGTACGCCTACCACGTCGAGCCAAGCGACAAGCAGAAGCAGCTCTACCCGCAGCTCGTGTGGGACGTCGGCCGCCCTGGGCTCAAGAAGTTCAAGGTGAAGAAGTGAGCGACGGCGTGACGGGCGATGACAACACCCCGTGGGCCGTCGGGAACCTTGCCGGTGAGCGGCTGCTCTTGTTGGAGGAGCGCGTCGCATACACGGTCCGCGGGGGTTGCGGTCCTGCGTTGGGCGCCCGCGCGCGCGCAGCCGTCATCACGCGTTGGCGTGTCGATTTCGGCGCCGTCACCGCTGAGGGTGTCGCCGTAACGTGGGTTCCCGCCGTTGTCATTGCGCTCCCCATCACGGTCGTCTGGTGTCTCTGGGAGCTGGGTGCGTCGGAAGGTTGGTTCCGTGGATGCTGACGCGGCCGACGGGCTGTCGGACCTTTGTGCTAGAACCACGATTCGTAGATGACGCTGACGTCACCATCATGGCTTGTCGTCCCTGACGACTGTTTGGACGTGCTTCGGGCGCTGCCCGATGAGGGCGTCGACGCCGTTGTCACCGACCCGCCGGCGGGAATCAGCTTCATGGGTAAGGAGTGGGACAGCTTCGGTGCTGCACAGCGTCACTTCACTGTGGCACGGTCGGGCGCTGGGTTGCCGCGTTACGGAACGTGGCGTCCGTCCGCGACACAGGACGCGGTCGATGCACAGCTCACGGTTCGTGCAGCCTTTGTCACCTTCATGACCGACGTGATGCGTGAATGCTTGCGCGTCCTCAAGCCCGGCGGGTACGCGCTCGTGTGGGCGATTCCACGCACGGCGCACTGGACCGCGTGGGCGACCGAGGACGCAGGCTTCGAGATTCGCGATGTGGTGTTGCATTTGTTCGGGAGCGGCTTCCCGAAATCGCTCGACGTGAGCAAGGCGATCGACAAGGCGGCTGGTGCCGAGCGCGAGATCATCGCGGACAACCCGAACCACCGTGCGATCAGTGGCGTGCAGTACGAAGGTGTCTACGTGGGTGGTAACACCGGCGCAGCGACGATCACCGCACCCGCCACCGACGACGCGAGGCAGTGGAAGGGCTGGGGCACCGCGCTCAAGCCCGCGGCCGAGCATTGGATCCTGGCACGCAAGCCGCTGATCGGGACGGTCGCAGCGAACGTGCTCGCTCACGGTACTGGCGGGTTGAACATCGACGGGTGCCGCGTCGGCTATGCGGACGATATCGACAAGGCGTCGGCGACTGATCAGATCGGCCGCTGGCCCGCGAACCTGATTCTTGACGAAGACGCCGCGCAGGCGCTCGACGCGCAGAGCGGCACTCTCAAGAGCGGCGCGCGGCCCGGCGGTGCATCACGCTTCTTCTACGTCGCGAAGGCCGCGCGTAAGGAACGCGACCTCGGACTCGGGCACCTACCGCCCCGATCCGGCGGTGAGGCGACCGACCGCGAGGACGGCACCGACGGTCTGAATAGCCCGCGTGCGGGCGCGGGCCGCGGCGGCGGCGCTCGGAACTTTCACCCGACCGTGAAGCCCGTTTCGCTCATGCGGTACCTGATCCGCCTACTCACACCGCCGGGCGGCGTCGTGCTGGACCGCTTCGGCGGCTCGGGCAGCACGGCCGTCGCCGCGCTCGAGGAAGGCTTCGCGGCGATCACCGTCGAGAAGACCGACGACTACCTGCCGATCAT